CTACAGATCTTAAGTTTTTCTTAATTGGTATCATCTTACAAATTATTTTTCTCCCCAAACCCTACCAATTATTAATAAATAACCAGAAAATTAAGGAGATACAACGTTTAGTTTAACGACTTTACGGTCGTGGATGCAGTTTACGTCATGCTTAGGACTATTAATAGTTTTACGACATTGCGGTCTTAGATGCAGTTTAAGTCATGCTTAGGACGTGATATTAGTTGGATTATACAGATAGCTCTAATCCGAGTCTTCTCATTACAAAGAAGTCCCGTGACGAGATTTCCTCAATGCTGAATTTTCCTTCAGCTGAAAATCTCTGAGCCAGTGAATGTAGGTAGTCCCATCTTATTTCATCAAAACAATATTCATTTAAAAGATTCGTCATGGTCTCTTGAATAAATTCAGGATCAGCGTTATTCAAATTGATCATATGTTTTGTAAATCTTACCGGAATCATACCCCAAGTACCTTTGTACTTGACAAATTTATTACTGCAAAACTCAGCTCCTTCTAAAGTTTGAAAATGTTCTACCTCTTTTATTTTAATAAAACTTCTCATTTTAGTAAAATAATTCTCATGATCATAATCTTTAGGAAACTTATTCAAAGCGTCATCGCCTGAAATTGCTAGTCTAAATTTATCACTTAATATCTCAATTGGTGTGTGACCACATAGAAGCATAGTTTCTACGTGCACAACCAAATTTCCTATACAGTTCAGTATATACGTGCAAACGAAACCAGATTTCATTATTCCGTATATCAACTGTACATAGGAATTTCCATCAGACAAAACAGTTTCACTACTCGAGAAAACTTGATCACAAGCCATCTGTGCATCTTCTCTCCATTGTTTGTAAAACTCTTTAGTTTTGTCTTTCTTATGTGCTACAGCTAAATCCAACATAACCTCGACTGAAATTTTCATCAAATTTCCGTTAAAGTTAGAATCCCAATTCTCTTTATCGCTACTTGCCACAAATTCTCCATCCTTTAGATTCAAGTACTTTGCCAGTAAATTAATATTTCCTGGTGTACTTGAACTCCAAGCATACATAATTGGGGAAGCCATAAAGTTTTCTGAAAAAGATATAAGCATATTCTCAAAAATAGCGTGATTCCTCACAGTATCTCTGATATCTGCACCCCAAATAGGTCGTAATAAACCATGCGCGACTTTATTCGCTTTATGTGGTTCAACTTTGTTGAAATACATAAGAGGTTTGTTGTGATTCCAATCATCTAAAACAGTTTTTGGAAAGTCTTCACAATTTTGAAGAACTTGACCAACTGTTGTGTAATCCCTATCCTTGTACTTCCTACCTGGACTCTTTTTCACTTGAATTCGGCTCGATTGTATTATCGACTGTAAGTTGTCATGATTTTTATAGTTCTTTTTAGGGACATAACGTAGTCTCTTCAACATCTCTAATACAATAGTTTTCGTTTTTGAGTTGAAATCATGCTTATTTTCTTTAACTCTATCCATAGCCTTTAAGTAAGAATTTCTTTCATTACTTAGGTTATAGACTGGGTTCAAATAAGAATTAAAATCAGCTCCTAATTCACCAGCTAAAGACATTTCATCAGGAGTGAGTATTGGCTTAGCCACTATCCTTCTAATGAAATTCTCTTTATACTCATTATCAGTTTTCTTGATAATTTTCATGTATGGTCTTTCACATACTGGTTCTTTAACTGCAACACATTCAATTGAGCTTTCACACTCAACTACGGGTAAATTTAAAGGAATATTACCATTCTCATGGTCATGACTTGTTCCAAAGAGTTTCTTCTGCTTCTTTGTCATCTTTTCACCGTTGACAATAGCATAGAACACTTCTTTAGCTTCTTTAGGGTCATTGTAATAATCCTCTATTAACGCATATAAATCTTGTTGATGTCCAATAACCTCTTCTCCTCGGTCGTGTCTAAAAACCCAACCGGTGAAAGTATCATCACCACTATCAACAACATAAGTATCGAACTTACCCTGTCTCCCATTAAACTTCCAAGAATCCTCATCTTCTGCATTATAGTCATAAACTAAATGTTCAGATTCAAATTTTCTCCGAGGTAATAGAAGATTGACTATACCTAAACTTTCCCCTTCATTAAAAGTATTGTTTGCATTACTGGATCCAACTCCACAATGTACAGCAAAAACTTTCTTTCGAGAAGTTACAGGACAACCACTCCACCCTTTATGAGTCGTGCTAGAATAGGTTATATACTTTCCTTTAGAAAGCACTTCACCCATTGCCGATACTACACATCGCTTGTGGATATCATATCCCGTAGTCTCAACTATTTGCTTTCTCAAAGCAAATCCAATAGTTAAGCTAGGTAAGCCTATAAGTGACCAAAACTTATCAGGAAGCCATGCTGCGTATATGTCTTCACCTAATCTGGTAGTATTTCCCCACGTAGTCAAACGGATGATTGCATTCAAGTCTCCGTTAGCTTCACTAGGTATTCTCTTCTCAAATTGGTTCATATCTTTTACGCAAAATCGCCTCGCAGAACCTAAGTTACTGAAATCAATATCATAACTTGATGCTGATTTCTTAGTAACTCCGACTAATTCAACTCCTTCATAGTCGAATAAGTAATATTCGGCTACATGGTAGGCAGTTACTAAATAATTGCCTACTCTGAAGAAGGTACCTCGAATTGAAGCTCCTTCGTCGTCATTAACAACGATGAAGCCAACAACTGGTTCTTTTGAAGGAAAAATACTACTGCAAGCCACCGCCATCTCTCTGGTAATACCTATAGGTGAAATATCAACTACGGTTGTTCCAAAGCGGCCATCAGCTGTGACAAAATTGTAAGTTCCTTCTAATACGTTTTTCGAGATCACTTGGATCGGAATAAGAGGTTTTTCACTCTTATTCAACAAATTCAAATCTCTGTGCTTAACTCTTTTATCATTAATCCATAAACAAATTTTATTACAAATTTGAATTGGTAAAAACAAAAGAATGATAGAGTAATGTACTAAATACTTAGCTATCTGATTAGTTATAAACATGAATGCTTTATAGAATATTACTCCTATAAAGACACCTGCAACAATCAGTATAACTGGGTCATATCCATTATCTCTAACAGCAAGCTCAGAAGCTTGAGTGGTCGCTACTAATCCAAAAAAGACAAATAAGCTCGTTAAACTCGAACTTTTAAATGGAATTTTTGGAAAACTAGCATTATCATAACATCTTTGCGTGAAACTGACGGTTTTTCGCTTACCGCCTAATTCAGCATAGATTTCATCCATGAAAGTTTCATGGAAGTTCAATAATTGCCAATCGAAATCTTTATCAATCACGATGTAAATTACACCCATATACTTAAAGTATATGTCTACTTCAAGTAGATGATTTTCTTTCATTCTGGTCGGTATCTTATGACTTGATAACATGAAAGTCAACAATTTGTTGCTTTCAAAACCACTTTCGAGATATTTACTAATATACAAAATTAATTCATTCGGTAGTTTAGAAAATATCTCTAGAGAGCCAGAGCTGCGTTCAAAGCTTTGGTAATAATTCATGTAAGTAAATTTTAAATCACTAGTATTAAACATAATTAAT